CATGGCCGCGCTGAAAACAGATCCACAACGAGAAAAAAAATTAGCAGACTTCCGTGATCACATGGAGCGAGCTGGTACGCCCATCGCTGAAAACACGGATGTCTATACTGAATATAACGAGATAAACATCATGGCACGCCTGCGTGATCGCATCGTCAATCAAGGCATGCAGATCATCGTGGAAGGAGTCCGTATCGAGCACCCTGAAGACATGGTGCTGGATCAGGGCAGCCGAGGACTGAATCAGGCTCTGCAGGGCATCCTGACAGCGGCTGCTAACCCCGCAGAGACCACCGTGAAGTGGGATGGCAAGCCCGCTATCATATTCGGCCGCAAGCCTTCGGGTGAATTCGTGCTCACCGACAAGGCCGGCTTCCTGGCCAAGGGCTACGATGGCCTGGCCACCAGTCCTGAACAGATCGAACGCATGATGGCCCAGCGTGGCGGCGAACGCGGAGAACTGGTCAACATCTATCGGAAATTATTCCCTTTGCTGCTCCAGGCAGTGCCCCAGGATTTCCGGGGCTACATCCAGGGAGACCTCTTGTTCACTGACACCCCGCCGGTGCGCAACGGTGCCTACGAATTCCAGCCCAACACAGTGAAGTACCGCGTGCCCCAGGATTCGGCCCTGGGTACCAAGATCGGCAGCAGCGAAGTGGGTGTGGCCGTACACACCACGCTGGCAGCACCTGGTGCCGCTGCCACTCCCATCGGTGCTGCTGCGCTGCGACCAGTGCCGGGTCTCTTGGTCCTAGATCCCAGCCTGAAAGAAACACGCCGGATCAAACTGCGCGACAACACAGTGCAGGATGTCAAGAAGATCATCTCGCAGTACGGCTCGGCCATAGATCAGCTGTTTGATCCGCAGGAACTGCGCGATCGGAAAATCACGGATTTCCCACAGCTGATCAAGCAGTACATCAACAGCCGTGTGCGCTCGGGCTCCTATGACAATCTCATACAGGGCTTTGGTCAATGGGTGCAGCAGCGTGCCCCGGCTAAGGCGCCCAGGATCTTTGAATGGGCCACTGCCAACAAGCAAGCGGTGGCCGCGGTGTTCCAGGCGTTCCTGGACATCTCTGCCCTGAAAAACGATCTTGTGCGCCAGCTGGATTCACAGGCCCAGGACGTGCAGGCTTCTGTGAACGATGAACCCGGGCACGAAGGCTACGTGGGTCAGGGCATGAAGTTCGTGGATCGTATGCGGTTCTCAGCGGCCAACTTCGCTAAAAACAATCCAGAATTAACCTAATACACTCCATTTCTGTCTCGTTTGGTAAATAAAAGTAGGCCCTCAAAGGCCACTTAACTAGGAGAAACAAAATGGCTTATTTCCCACCTTTTAACGGTGATTCGCAACCAGTATTCGCACTGGACGTCCAGAACGGTCCCCAGTCCGGTACCATTACCACAGCAGCTCTGGTACAACCCCAAGGTCCCAAACTTGACTTCTTCAAAGTCATCATTGAGAACGCAGGTAACCAAGCTCAGAACCTCTGCTCGCAGTTGGGTTCCTACAGCGCTGGCGTGTTTACACCTGGCGTAGTGAATGCTATCAACCAGGCGATCCAGCAGACTGCTACCATCGCTATGTACCAAGTTGAAGCTGATGCTTCGGGTCAGATCTCTTATGCTCTGTACCCCACTGGCGCTTACACAACCACCACGCTGACACAGACCATCCAGGCTCTGGGCAACGTGCAGATCACTGCTTCCAACGGCACAGTGACCGGTGTGAACGTTGCTGGTTCCGACGCAACCTCAGCTGGTTTCAAACTCGCCTAATAACGAGCAATGTAACCCACGAAAACCCCGGATTTATTCCGGGGTTTTCTTTTGGCCGTAAATAATGCCATGCAACCATTACCACTGTGGCCCACTATGTTCTACGATTTCGACTGGCCAGATCATGCCCAGCACGTAGACAATATCAAGCGTGTGTGTTACGAACTTGAATCCCAGAAAGATATCAGCAACGTAGCACCTGATGCCAAGCGCGGTCTCTATGAGTCCGGGTTCAATCTCTTGAACTACGAAGATCCTTCCATCCGGGCCCTGGCAGAATGGATGAAACAGTGCATATTCAAAGCCGCTGCTGATGTGAATCGCGCCTACTGGCCCAAGGGAATGAATGTCATGGTCAACATCCACGAATCCTGGTGCCACATCACCCGGGACGGCGGATTCCACGACATGCATGTGCATCCCGGCAGTTCTTGGTCGGCTATCTACTATGTAGAATGCGGCGACATGGATCCTGCTACCAAGAATGGTGCCAATAGATTTTACAGTCCCAACAACAGCATGTGGATCGACGCCGGCACCGCTTACCTCTCGGCCAACAACAGCATAGATATCAATGCCGAAGAGGGCATGATGATAGTTTTCCCCAGCCACATAGCACACTCTGCGCTGACTTATCGCGGTCAGCGAGACCGCATAGTGATCGCCGTCAACAGCCAAGTCACGAAAGGATAGAGTTGAAAGTCAAGTGCTGGACCACGTTCGACATCACTATCACGGGTGTGCGCAATAACTTCAATCTCAATCGCTTGCCTTTCCGGGACGCACAGGGCCACCAGATAGATACTCCTGAACAATGGCACAGATCCCGCAATCAGCAGCGCAACTGGGACACCTTGTCGCAGCTCCTGAGCCTGCGCACCTTGCCATATTCCACCACTGACAGCCAGTGCGTTGACCAAGGCGACGTCAAAGTCTGGCACTTTGAATTCTCCGTGGACCACGATGATGTTTTCGCAGAAGGCGCCGATAGATTTGGTGCCCTGGAGAGAGATTGCCGCGGCGTGCCCATGATCACGGGACTGGATGAAACTCCGGGGCAGATAGCCCTGCTGGAGCCCGGTGTCAACATTGGGTTCGAGCCAGCGGACGATAAATAGAGTACCATGAGTGACACCACAGAAATAGAAAAAAAGAGCCTCGAAGCTCACGTGGAACTGTGCGCAGAACGCTATCGCTTCCTGGAACAGAAACTGGGCCACATGGACGAAAAGATTGAGTCCCAGGGCACAGTGATCTGCCAGGTGCGCGACATGGTGCAAGACATGGGCGACAAACGCACAGATCAAGTCATGAGCTGGGGCGTGGCGATCATAGCCGCCTTGGTGGGCATCGTGGGTTATCTACTGGTCACGTTCGTTATCAAATGAGTTCTGCCGCAAAGATGCGCCGTCTCCAGCAACTGCTGGAACCTGAAATCCTACAGATACTGCCCAACGCCATATTGCCACAAGGCGATGGATATCTGGCCTTTGGTAGGTTCCAGATAGAAAAACAACAAGATCGTTGGACCGTGGCCCAGCCCCTACGAGATACCCGGGACTTTGGATCCGCCCGCGCGGCCCTGAGCTGGTGCATCGCGGAAAAGCATCAACAGCATCACATCAGCACAGAAATACAGCGTCTGGATCGGGAAAAATCCCTGCTGACCGCTGACATCGAGACCCGGGCGCATCTGCAATCAAAAATCCGCGATATCCGTGCCCGGGAAGCAGTGGGCGCCAAGATAGAGAGCCGTCGCCAGCGGTTGCAATGGGTACAAACAAGCCTTGACAAATGGGTCAATGTTGCTAAATACTGGCAGATCCGAGGATTTAACAATGAAACTTCAAGAACTGGACGCTCGCCGTCCCACAGAACAAATCGCTAAAACCCTCCGGGGACAATATGAGTCCCAGTTGGATTTTGATCGTCTCTCTGAGTCCCAGGCACGCCGCATGTTGGGCCGTGTGAAGGACCTGCTGAAAGAACACCGATCATCAGTGAGCCGCCATTTCAGTGAGCGCAATCCCGACTACATGAAACTGGTCATGCTGGAACAGGCCCTGACAGCCCGGGTAAAAGAAAAGCCAGTGGCACGCCGCGTGATGGAAGCCAGCGAAGTACAGACCGCCCAGGTCGTGATGGCTGCACAGGATCTCGTGGACAAACTGCAAGACATGATGGAAGAAGTTTCTGAGATGCAGTTCAAAAATATCCCGGCCGTGACCGATGCCATCAAGAATGAGATCGGCACTGAACAGGCCAGCCAGTTCCAGAGCCAAGCCTCGGCTTCTTTGGCCACGCTGCTCACAGCAGTGCAGGGCGCCAAGACAGAGATGGAAGCCGCCCAAGGTGTGCTCACGGGCCAAGCGCCCACCGTTCCGGGTGCCGAAGCTGGTGCTATGCCTGCTGTTGAACCTGGCGCAGAACCCGTGCCAGGCGAGGAAGAGATGGATCTCAGCCTGTCGGCCAATCTGCCCGGTGAGGACGAAGAAGAAGCCGACGCCGAAGCTGGTGCTGCTGACCTCGGTCGCGAGCGTAGATAATGCAGATCCGGGAAGTCACTGACAGCCCGGATGCTCAGAAACTCCTGGCACTGAGCCAGTTCCTGATCAGTCGGGCGCAAGATACCAACAGCCAGAAAAAGATTTCAACTGCTGCCTTTATCAATCTGGCACAGAACATGGGCATCAGTCTTACCCAAGACAATCTTACCACGCTGAGCCAACAACCACCATTGAGCACTATCATACAAACGGTTACGCCCACGGAAATCATATTCCAGGGCTCCGGTGAAGAAGCGGTCACCGACACCATGACCGTGGACCAGGCCCGCCAGACCGTGGATACCATGGCCAAAAGAGCCATTGACATTTAACCAGCCTTAGTATACAATCAAATGGATAATATGCGATCCATTGATACCTATGTAGTTTGTGGCCCTGGTAGATGCGGTGGTAATCTTCTCATCGCACTAATAGAGGCCGCGGGAAAGAAAGCAGTACGCACACATGAAATGGATTATACCACCGGTAACGATCTCAGCACCGGTTGGATCAAGGTAGATAGAGTAGATATTTTTGGTGCAGTTTGTAGTAACATTATCGCGAATCGTACCGGCCAGACTACATACTATGCTCGCAAAAAAATATTGCCTTTTTATGTAGACCGGGATGAATTCAAATGGTTTTACAAGATGCATCTCGCATACAGAGAAAATTATTGGGAACATCGGAAATTTGCTAGGATAGATCATTTTTGGTTTGAAGAGTTTGCGCATAACTTTGACGTGGTTTGGAATCGACTAGGACTGCAGCCAGATCCTGTGTTGCTGGAAGATCCCAAAATAAAAAGTATTACGGATTCCTGTGCACCTTACAACTATAGAGATATCATAGCGAATCACGAAGAACTACGCAATCATATCATATATTAGGAGGAAATGTCATGGCTTATTCACAACAGGTCATCGATCACTACGAGAATCCCAGGAACGTAGGATCTTTTGACAAATCTGACTCACAGGTAGGTACCGGTATGGTCGGAGCTCCCGCCTGCGGTGACGTGATGAAATTACAGATAAAGGTTGACAATGATACAGGGATCATCACTGATGCGAAGTTTAAGACGTATGGATGTGGTTCAGCGATTGCAAGCAGTTCGCTGGTTACGGAATGGGTCAAGGGCAAAACACTGGACCAAGCTCAAACGATCAAGAACACACAAATCGCAGAGGAACTCGCTCTGCCGCCGGTCAAGATCCACTGCAGTATCCTTGCCGAAGACGCTATCCGGGCGGCCATAGACGATTATCGCAAGAAGCATGATCTCGCTGACTGATCTAGCCGCGGAAAAAGTTCGGTCCTCGATAGAAAAGAGAGGGCACGGTCTTGGCATCAAGATCGGTGTACGCACCACTGGCTGCTCGGGCTTGGCCTACACCCTGGAGTTCGTGGACCAAGAACAGGGCCTCCAGCACTGCATGGAACATCACGACATCAAGGGAGTGCGGGTGTACATGGATCCCCGGCATCGCCCTTATCTCTATGGCATGACCATGGACTATCAACGCAAAGGTCTCAACGAAGGATTTGAGTTTATCAACCCCAATGAACGTGACCGCTGTGGTTGCGGAGAAAGTTTCCGGGTGTGACGATCAAAGATTGGTGGACTGATTTTGGTTCACAATATCCCAAAAATACCACGACACAATGGTGCGACACTGATCGCGAAGACAACCCCGAGAGAAACTTAAATTATCCTTGGCCAGTGTCTTATAATTTCAATGAAGTCGGTATGAGATCGGGCCCGTTAAAAACAGTCAACGGCATGATCAATATACTGGTGTCAGGCTGCAGCCACACTGTGGGCATTGGATCTCCGGTAGAAATGACGTGGCCGCGGCGTCTCAGTGAGATGATACCTAATTCAGTGGTCCATAACGTGGCCATCGGGGGAGCGAGCCCAGACTATGTGTCAAGATCTATCTACATCGCCCTGCAACACATCAAGCCAGATCTGATATTCATACTATGGCCCGATAGTGCCAGGATCGAGTATTACAGGAGAAACAGCCCATTCAATATGCAGGCATGGAATCCTGAGTATCCCAAACTATTCGCGGATGACACGCATCATTTTAACGTCATGAAGAAAAATCGTTTGCTGGTAGATCTCGTGGCCCGGGACATACCAGTGTTCCATGGTACCGTCCGTCTGGTGGACGGTGGCGCTGGCGTCGGTCTCGCACGCGACGGCGCACACGGCTGTGATCGATGGCACCTTAATCTAGCACAGAATTTTTATTTCAAATATCTGCACAACGACCTAAAAAATAAATTTGAATCCTATGAACACATCCTTGACTATGAAAAACATGTACAATCCCCGATATGATTACCAACCTTTGAGCCGCACCTCGGAAGATGGAAAAAGGCTTTACTGTACACCCGATGGCAAAAAACTGCCCTCAGTCACCACCATCTTAGATCGAACCAAACCCCAGGAAAAACGCGAAGCCCTGGAGAACTGGAAACGGCGTGTGGGACCGGCACAGGCCCAGCAGATCACCACCGAAGCAGCAAACCGTGGTACCCGCATGCACAGTTATCTAGAGCACTATGTCAAGACTGGACAGATCCGGGAAGCTGGTACTAATCCCTATGCCTGGGCCAGTCATGTAATGGCGCAGACCGTGATCGATCAGGGCTTGCGAAATGTCTCAGAATTCTGGGGCGTAGAGATACCCTTGTATTTTCCCAACTTCTATGCGGGCACTTCTGATGGCGCAGGCATACACATGGGCGAAGAATCGATACTGGACTACAAGCAGACCAACAAACCTAAAAAGCGCGAGTGGATCGAAGACTACTTCCTGCAGTTAGTGGCCTACGCCCTGGCGCACAACGAAGTCTACGGCACAAAAATACGCAAGGGCGTGGTCTTGATGTGTGTCAAGCCCGAAGTAGATGCGCAGTTTAACATAACTAAACCGCCCGAATACCAGGAATTCGTGCTAGAACCCCGGGATTTTGACCACTGGGAGCAAGAGTGGTGGAAGCGTCTGGAACTCTACTACTTGACCGCATAAATACCCGGAATATAGGTAAACTCACATGGCCATAGTACAGATTTCACGAATCACCAATCGCAAAGGTCTCCAGGAGAACCTGCCACAACTGGCGGGCGCGGAACTGGGATGGTGTATTGATAGCCGGCGCTTGTTCATAGGTAACGGTACCCTACAAGAGGGTGCGCCAGTGATCGGCAACACCGAGATACTCACAGAATTTTCCGACATCGCGGCCCTGGCTGATTATACCTATACCGATGCAGTGGTAGGTTACACCGCACAGACTGGTCCTACGCCCAGTTCTCCGGTAATACGTACTGTGGCAGGCAAACTCGACGATTTTGCATCTATCCGTGACTTTGGCGCGATAGGAGATGGTGCTGCCGATGACACAATGGCCATCAATCGTGCGCTGTATCAGCTCTACTGCCGCCAGCCCAACAACACACAGTCTCGGCGCACTTTGTATTTCCCTGCAGGTACCTATCTGGTCTCCGACACCATCAACATCCCGACCTGGGCCAAGCTGGTAGGTGAAGGCGCTGACTGTACCATCATATCATTGGTCAGTACTGGACCTTCGGTGTCCTATGTGGCGCAATATGCTGACAGTCTCCAGCAGACCGGTGCCAACCTCGGTAACAACGGCGCTACTTTGCCACGCAACATCGAGATATCCTCGATGACCTTCCAAAATCTGCGCACCTCCAGCAGCTCGTGTTTCTTGGTAGCCGATGCCCAGCAGTGCTGGTTTGATTCCGTGAACTTTATTGGAAGCCTAGCAACCGCTCCCAGCAGCGCCAGCAACGCACTCACCGGGGTAGAGTTCTCGGGAGTCTCTGAACAGATCACGTTTGATCGATGCCGTTGGCAGGGATTGACCTATGGTATCAACACCGCGCAACCTATCGCCAGCGTCACTGTGAGCAACAGTGCGTTCAACAATCTCTATCAAGGCATAGTGCTGGCAGATCCTTCCGCGGTTGCCAGTGGACCCAGTGGCTTCCGTACTGTGGGCAACTTCTTTGACAACATCTATGCCCAGGGCGTGCTCTACAATCAAGCCGCCCTCTGTGCCACGGCCTACAACATTTTCTACAACGTCGGTAATAATCTGGGCAGCTCTCCGGTATCACCGGTCATTGAATTTGACAACGATTTTTGCGTCAGCATCAGTGACATGTTCGCCCGCACCGACAGCCAGGACAATCAAGTCTCTAGGATCTTGATATCCGTGGGATCTCCCGTGGCCGATGGTCCGGGCACAGGAGTGCAGATCGGACGATACTCACGTGTCAACGGTCTTACTTCTATCATACCTGACAACAGCGGCGGCACCACTGTGGCTTCTACTAATCCTTCTTTGGTAAAAGCATTTACCATGGACTATACTATGGTCCGCAGTGGTGATGTGCGGCACGGAACATTCACAGTGGCTTCGGCGGGTCCGGGCACTGCGACATTCTGTGATGACTATGTGGAAAGCGACAACATTGAAGTGGTGTTGTCTGCCCAGCAAGTCAGTAGCACTTCACTGGTAGTGATCGCCAACACCTCTAGCACCGGTTCTTCAGTCACGCTCACATACAGTATCGCACATCTCGCTTGAACTGGCCCAGAGACTACACCCAACGACTGAAGTCGTGGGCGCAACTGCGCTCATTGGCATCAGCACAACCTCCT